TTGAGACACTGTATCAAGGTCTAGCTATGCGTCCATTCACACGACAGTTCACATTGGCTGATAACGTGGAGATTAAGGGTGCAAAGCTATTGAATGGTATTCTCCGTATTGGTCTGGAAGCTATTATTCCAGAACATAAGAAGCCAAAGAAGATCCATATCGACGACACAGAAGAAAATACTAGCCACCATTCAACAGCCGAGTTCTTAGCTGAGAAGAAGGAAAGGTAAAATGTCAGACATTATTTCTACTAACCGCCTCATTTGGGCGTCTAGATTCATGGCCGCAATAATTCTATCACTTTGTTTAATTTGCTTTGGTTTTTTGTTTGGTCTATAATCTATAAACCTAAAGGTTTGTAGAAATATCTTAGCTAACATTCTATAAATAAAGAGGGGGCGGGAAACTACTCCCTCTTTTTTATTAGGAGCATATATGATAACAGCAGATATCTTACATAAGATTTGTGGTAAGTCAAGTCCAGAGATTGATTCATATATCGATCCACTTAACAAGGCTTGTGTTATGGCTAATATTAATACTAAGCAAAGAGTTGCTGCATTCCTTGCACAAGTAATCGTTGAATCAGGTTCCTTTAAAAGCGTTGTTGAGAACCTAAACTATTCTGCTTCTAGTCTCTTAGCAACATGGCCAAAGCGCTTTACTTCTCAGACCGCAGCAGCATACGCCAGACAGCCAGAGAAGATCGCAAATCATGTCTATGCAAATAGATATGGAAATAGAGATGAGGCTTCTGGCGATGGATGGAGGTACCGTGGACGCGGTCTTATTCAACTGACATTCCATGACAACTATGCTGCATTTGCTGCATGGAAGAAGATCACACTAGATGAAGCTGTTGCATATGTACAGACGCCTGAAGGTGCTGCAGTATCCGCTGCTTGGTTCTGGGATAGTCACCACCTAAATGCTATTGCTGATACTGGTAACATCGACGCAGTATCAAAGGCCGTCAATGGTGGCGACAATGGACTTACTCAACGTAATAAATACTACCATACTGCCTTGGCCGCATTAGGATAATACATGCATAAGTTTACTCGCTTCTTGAAAGAAGATCTATCACTTACGTTTGAGTATCATGATGAACTCAACCCAATGATTTGGGAAGACGATAAGCTCAAGGAAAACATCAAGGAGCGTCTCCTTCAGATTGGCAAGATGTTTGCTGTGTTTGCTAACATCCCTGAATCGGCCATCCGTGACATTGTATTCACTGGTGGTAATGCTAACTATAACTATACACCGTTCTCTGATCTAGATGTTCACCTATTGGTTAATATGAAGAACATCCCAGTCAGCAGAGACTTCCTAGACGATTATCTTTACGATAAGAAGCTTCTATGGGCATACAAGCATCCAGCCCTAACCGTTATGGGTTATCCAGTTGAGCTATATGCACAAAGTTATAGAGAGAAACTAGTATCACCTAAGGCTAATCGAGGTGTATACTCTTTAATGAATGATCGTTGGTTGTTCAAACCACGTAAAGAAACACCGGCAAATCTTGATAAAGATGAAGGATTCAAGCACAGACTTGAAGGCATCATCAAAAATATTGAGAACATCCTGATACAACCTGGCGATCATAGCGATGATATTCGTAAGCTGAAGGTTAGGATTAGGAACATGAGAACTGCTGGAATTCACAAATCCGGTGAATTATCGACAGAGAACCTTCTGTTTAAAGAGCTTCGCAACATGGGTTATATCGACAAGCTCAATGATTACCTACAAAAGACTGCTGATAGAGAATTGTCTATTTACTAATTACTCGCCCTGTGTTACAATGAAACATTATGCAGTGACAGGCGAGGTGACATGGATTTCTACACAAACGTATTCTATCAGCGCAACAAGATCTATGCCCGTGGTATCAAGGACGGCAAGCAAGTAAGTTGGGTGTGTGACTATAAGCCATACCTATTCGTCCCAACGCAAAAAGAAACTAAGTACAAGACGGTCGACCGTCAGCCTGTAGGCAAGATTGATTTTGACAGCATTCTCGATGCACGAGAGTTCGTGGCTAAGTACGAGAATGTCGATGGCATGCCGATCTATGGTCAGACTAACTTCATCTACCCATTCATCTTCGACAACTTCCGTGGTGAGATCAAGTTTGATCCTTCAGCCATCTCAGTAGTAAGCCTTGACATTGAGACTAAGATGGGTGAAGAGGACATGGCCACAGCCATTGCCACCACACCTAATGAGATCACTGCCATCACCATCTCACGCAATGGCTACAAGTCTGTGTTCGGCTGCAAGGACTACGTAGAGCATAAAGAGAACATCAAGTACTATCGCTGTAAGAGTGAGTACCACTTGCTCCAGGTGTTCCTTGAGATCTGGAACTCAAGCGACTATCGACCAGATGTGTTGACAGGTTGGAACGTCGAGTTCTTCGACATTCCATATCTTGTTGGTCGGATCCTGAAGGTTCTTGGTCAGGAAGCAGTCAACCGCATGAGCCCATGGGGTTTCATTCGACCATACGACGTAGAGATTAAGGGTAGACGTGTAACCTCATACAACATGATGGGTATCACTGTTCTCGACTGGATGGCTTTGTACAAGAAGTTCTCGTACACCAATCAGGAGTCGTATCGTCTCGATCATATTGCCAAGATGGTCCTTGGGGATCAGAAGCTAGACTATAAGGCTCAAGGATACACGAGCCTTGATGACCTATATGAACGTAACTACCAGATGTACGTCGAGTACAATATTCATGACGTTGAGATTGTGGATCGACTTGAGGCAAAGGAGAAGCTCATCGAGCTTGTGTTTGCCATGGCATATGACGCTAAGGTCAACTATCAAGACTGTCTTGCCTCTGTTCGTCAGTGGGATGTTATCATCCACAACTATCTGATGGAGCGTAACATCGTCGTCCCTCAGGGTAAGAATGCCCAAGGTGATGATGAACTAGTCGGTGGTTATGTCAAGGATCCAAAGGTTGGTATGCATCGATGGGTTGTATCATTCGACTTGAACTCACTATATCCTCACTTGATCCAACAGTATAACATCTCGCCTGAGATGTTCATCGAGAAGAAGTGGGACTTCATGACTATCGAGCAACTTCTGACAGTCAAGGATCTTGGCATGTCTGGATCTGACTACTCATACGCCGCAAACGGATGTGTCTATCGTAAGGATAAGCAGGGATTCCTTGGGGCTATCATGCACAAGATGTATGATGATCGTGTTGTCTATAAGAAGCAGATGATCGAGGTCAAGAAGGAATACGAGAAGACCAAAGATGAGTCACTCAAGCGTGAGATCTCTCGTCTACACAACATGCAACAGTCCAAGAAGATCCAGCTCAACTCGGCATATGGCGCACTAGGCAACAAGTACTTCCGCTGGTATGACATCAATCATGCTGAGGCTATCACCATGTCAGGTCAGCTGTCCATCCGCTGGATTGCAGACCGTATGAATGAGTACCTTAACAAGGTGTGTAAGACTACTCGTAAGGTAGACTTCATCATTGCATCTGACACCGACTCGATCTATGTCACACTTGCTCCATTGGTTGACATGATGATTCCTAAGCATGAGCAGACCGACACGAAGAAGATCACCGAGATGGTGGACAAGTTCTGTGTCAGCAAGATCGAACCTTTCATCGATAAGTCCTATCAAGAACTGGCTGATCGTATGAATGCCTTTGCCCAGAAGATGTTCATGAAGCGTGAGGCCATTGCCGACAAGGCCATCTGGACTGCCAAGAAGCGTTACATCCTAAACGTGTGGAATCAGGAGGGTGTTGCCTATGATGAAGCAAAGCTCAAGATGTCTGGTATTGAAGCTGTCAAGTCATCGACTCCTCAGGCATGTCGTGATAGTCTGAAGAAGGCCTTCGGTGTTATCATGAACTCCGATGAGACTGCTTTGCAGAAGTATATTGCACAGTTCCGTGACGAGTTCAACACCATGGACTTTCAGTCTATTGCATTCCCCCGTGGTATAAGCAACCTAAGCTCATACAACACACGAGACCAAGAGTCATACAAGAGTGGAACTCCGATCCACGTACGTGGGAGTATCTTGTACAACCGTATGCTGAAGGCCAAGAAACTAGGCAATAAGTATGAGAAGATAACCAATGGTGACAAGATCAAGTTTTGTTACCTCAAACTACCTAATCCGACACAGATGAATGTTGTCGCCAGTCCGGCCGAACTCCCCGATGAGTTCTCCCTTAAGCCGTATATCGATTACAAGCTGCAATTTGAGAAAGCATTCCTGGCGCCTCTAGAAGGCATCCTGAATGTGATCGGCTGGTCGGTAGAAAAACAATCAACCTTAGAGGACTTTTTTGGATGAGTAAGACAACAACAGATATTGATGAATTTGACTTTGGTTTTACGTCAACAACATCAGATGAGATTGCCGCACCGATTGTTACTAGTAAGAGCAATGATGTGGTAGACAAGTTACTAAAGGCAATCACGCCTTTACTAGATAACTTAGCAAAAGATCCTGAAAAGGATGTGATCCATTGGCCTAATCGTAAAGAAAAGATTGAGGCCTTTCGTAGAAAACTATATACAATTGCAGGAAAATGATGTATGAATTATTCTGATCAGTGTGTAATGATCGATGTTGAAGTCGATGGTGTTAAAGGTTGGGCATGGCCTGCAAATGACCGTGAAGGTTGGCAGGGTGTCAGTAAGGATTGGGTAGAGTCTCATAAAGAGAAGTACCTAAAGTATGTTGAGAACTGGAGTGTGTGTGTCCAAGCTGGTGGTTTCACTGGCATGCATACACGCCTTCTATCTGAGATGTTTGGCCGTGTCTATACGTTCGAAACAGATCCTCTTAACTTCTATTGCTTGACTCATAACTGTCAGAAGGACATCATCATCAAGCAACAAATGGCACTAGGACATG